GCCATTCCTACTGGAAATAAAGTATTTCCCCTCGGAGGTGGTCTTGGCACGTTTACTGCGGGAACTAACCAGATCGGAGCGCCTACTGTTATTGGTGATGGTTTTAGTGGAGCCATCCCTGGATTATTACCCACTAACAGAATACGCAAGTATTCTGAAGAATATGACGGTGGTGCGTATGAAACCACACCTTTTTCCGCCGATACTTCGTGCATGGGCAGTAGAATCCATATCTGGAATATTGCCGATACTTCAAGGATTCACGCGAGCAACTGCTTGATAAATGGAGCCGATCCCGAATTGGGGTCACTTGGAGAAAGTGGTACGGACGGAACAAACTATCATGGTCCTGGAGGAAAGTGGTGGAATGGTGTGTCACTAGATTATTACGGGAGAGGTGGAAGAAGAACTTCGTACGGCGCTCTAGGAAATGCCCATCATAATTGCGGTATTTTCCGGCTGATGCTTTCGCACAGGTCCGACTTGAAACATATGTACGACGTTAGCTCTCTCAGCGGATCGGTTGGCGGAAGATACGGTAACGATTATAATGGATGGAACGGGACCTCTTTTTCTGGAGGATCATTCGTTGACCAAGTTAACGCAGCAGGTTATACCCACTGGACACACCAAACGAATTATTTAGCAGGTGCTGATTTTAGAAGAAAGATTAACGGTGATTCTGATATGCCTGGGGGAGTTTACCAACTTTCGTCGACACAAAGAGTGTTTGGATGGGGACATCCAACAGCGACACCAGATCTGGGTGTTGCTACAATGCAAGCAAGGATGGTAGGATTTAGTGCGGTGAATGCGACTTCTGCCGCAGATAACTATGACCAGGCTTATCTGTACACAGATGCAATGCCTGCAATGCCTGTACCCCCTTTGAATATGGAGTGGCAGGGGTATCTTAGAAACTTCTTTGACGAAACCGCTGCAAATGTCTGGCAAAACGCCAAGCATATGTCTGAGGATAAAGTAAATGGCGTCTCAATATACAGGTCTTCGAGGGGGTCTTACTCCGGAGGAGAAGGACGAGAACGAGGAACTGGGGAAAATACCACATCTTATGGAGCTGGGGTACGGTCACTCAACCTCTTTGAATTTGATAGGTTAATGTAATGGCAAGAATTAACGAAGATATTCGATTTTATCTCCCAGCAGATCCGTACTACTACCAAGTAGACAATTTACCTTTACAAGATCTTCTGGATAACGATATCGTTTTGCAAGAACAAATCGATAATATTAACCTGGACACTACAAATTCTGTTACTAGAGCCGGGATTCGGGAATTACAACCGCATATTGATGTAGGTCTACCAGGGCAGGTAGCCGTTCGTTCGGGAAACTTTGTCGGTAGAACCAACAGAACCAACGATGTTTACGGAGGAGAGTTAGGAGGTTCCGACGCAAAGAGGGTAGACAACGGAACAACCGAGATGAACGTTCCAGCAACTGAACCAGGGCAGGGACCGGAGGGAGGAAAGTACAGCGTGTCTAACCCTCCTAATGAAGGAGTCAGTCGAGAGGCTAAACCCGCAAACGGTATCGCCAGAACAGCAGTCTTTAATTTCCCTGGAGGCAGTGTCTCTATCGATGCTTTTAATTCTGATGAATTTGGAACCTCAATGGATCGTAACACTTTCCTGACTACTCCACCTTTAGGAAGGATTGACCTCATAGGCATAACAACAGTAAATGGTGCGATGGACGACCCCTTCCTGCCAGGGAATGTTGGTCCAAACGGATTAGGGAAAGTAGCTACTGGTGACGGTACTCCAAGATTAGCAGTTGTAAAAGGTGCTGGGATCGTTCAAAACTCAAATTCGCATAAAAGACAACTTTCAACCACAGTCAATGAGGTAGGGAGAAGGTTCTTTACAATAGGGACTGCGCAAGAACGGCTTAACGACTATGGAAGAGACTTAGACGGCAATGTAGTGCCGGACCCTGAGTTTGGTACTGTCCCCATGCCTGACGATGTTGTTAATATTCTTTATTCGAGGGACGATATAGTAGCAGACGCTATGTTTGCTTTCGCGAGTAGAAATTTAAATAGTTCTTTTTTCTTACCTCTTGCGTACGTGTTTGTTCCGAATAGTTTTGTAGCTGGTACTCCAATCCCAGGAAACTATCTAAAGGATATTCGCCCGCTATTTAGAACTGCTGAGTTATCTCTTCAAGAAAGGCAAGGAGTTGCTTTTTCTCAAAGTCCGGACGCAACCAATCCATTTGTTACCGAGAATAGAATGTCTGACCAACTGGCGGAACTTGGTTTTACTACAGAAAATACTTTAGCCAGTTTAATTAGGCAGTTAGAAGGTACCACAGTCCAAACAGTAAAAACTCCTTATGGCGGATACAACTGGGAAGTCTTTGATACCGCTGCTCTTACATCTGATATTAGCTATGAGATTACTAATGGAATTAGGGAAATAGACCGTGGAAAACGAATAATCGGCGTATTCTTTAGATGGAGAACCACGACTGATGATATTACCGAGAGACCTAAATATGATTACGGTTTCTACAGCAACGGGCGGATTGGTGATGACACAATCATATACGGCGCGGGCGGGGGAGACCCCGACTCAAAGTATGGTTATACTGGATCCCATGCCAACTTTTTTAGCCCCTGTATCCGACAAGACGGAAACCGATATTTTGTAAGAACTTACGTTCGAGGCGGATCTCGCGGAGACGCCGTTTCTATCCCCGTAGGGAATAGTTTAAGTATATCTGGTTATATAATACAAGAAAGCCTTGGCGATTTCAACTTATCTGATTAAACAGTAACTATATAAAATATTATGTGGAAGAATATTCTAGCACAACTTAATGCCATTATTTTAAAAAACTGGCAGCTATTACTCACTCTCATTGTAGGGTTCGTTCTTGGTGCCGCTAATTGCGGTGGTTTGAGCGATGTTGTCGTCCAGGTTTTACCTGGTGGCGCGGAAGAAGCCGCTTCTGAATGAGATTTTTAGCGCCATTCCTCTTGCTGTTGGGCAGTTGCTCTATCCTAGCGCCAATTATCGGAGGAGCAGCCGGAGCAGCGGGGGGAAGTATTTTGGGTCCAGCCGGAGCAGCAACCGGAGCAGCGGGGGGAGTTATGCTGGGTCAACTTACTTTCCCGTACGATAACGGTCCCTTCATTCCCGGAACTTCTGAAGTTATTTCGCCCGGGGGAACAGCTTCAACTATACACGAAGCATCAAATTTTGTAGAAACTGTCGGGGAATGGTACTTACTAATTTTTATTATTGTACCATTTTTAAGTCGTCGGTTTAGAGGATGGGCGAAAAATAAAGTTCTTCCTGCAAATCTGTTTGCGAAAAAAACAAATACTTAATAGGTATACTACTAAATAAAGCTAGGGGTATTCCCTGCGTACAACAATGAAATATATCATTAATGAAAATAACACCTGCGGGCAAGCAAGTCTTACTGAGAAGCAACGCGCTACTATACTGGAGCAACTTGGCTTTACTACCCCCCAGGCTGAAGATCAGATCGCCGAATCAGTAGAGGCTGTCGAGCAAGAAGAAGTCGAAGTCCAAAAAGAGGAGGCTCCAGCCCTTTATGAGTGGGATGATTCCGTTTTTGTTCTTGACGATGAAGTTTTTGAAGTTGACGGCGAGCTATTCCTTCGTGCTTCCGAACTAGATAACGAAACTTCTATGGAACTTGATGAGTCCCATAAGGATCTCTTTGTTAACGAAGTATCTTTTGAGGAAGACAAGTATGGTCTTGGCGATATCTTTGATTACGGAGGCGATATCTATATTAAGCTTAACGAAAAGCTCGATAAAGGCACTGAAAACAGAATTGCTAAGATTGCTGCCCGTGATAAGGAGCGTCAAGCAGCCGGTAAGCCCGCCCCAAAAGGAGCTCCTAAAATTAATATTCCCGGTCAACCTGACGACTCTAATGTAACTGACAAAGAAGTAACTGCCGCTACTAGAGGCGCAAAGCCAGCTTCCAAGAAATCTTCCATAGCAGCAGCCGCCGCGCATGGTGACGCCGAGGAGAACTAGAGTAACGACATGTCTAAATCGTATGCGGAACTAGCGGATGAGATTCTAAAGGGGGCTCTTACAGACCCCTCGAAGAATCCTTACGATCCGAAGCAAGGACATCAGGCTCACATGCCATCGATGAACGCGAACGATAAGCTAGTTGAGATGAATGATGCGCAACGAACCGCGCTTATTAAAGGCGCCGCTGGGGTATCAATAGAGGAGATAGAAAATGAACCTATCGTTGAAAGCACGAGCCACACTGTTCCGGACACCCAAAGTCTTGCTATTTCTGAGGAAGATCTTCGTATCCTTAACGAAGCGAAAAGGGTCATAGAAAGAATTCAAGAGGCTACTACGGCGGGGTGTATCGGCGTTAATCTTGCTGGCAGTGCACCCGCACAGGACCCCAATAAACCAGCAAAAAGAGCAAAGAAGAAAACCGATCGTCCCAAAAACAAAAATAAGAATGATTTTCTTACATATTTAGGAGGAGAGAAATAATGGCACTTCTACGCGACTTCAATAATTTTCAACCGTTACAGATTCTTAGCGAAGGCAAAAACAATAAGACCATGAAAGTTCGTGGTATCTTTAGTGAAGCCGACAGGAAAAACGGAAACGGAAGAATATACGCAAAGGACTTGCTAGTACGCGAAGCTCAGAAACTTCAACCTATGATTGACGAGCGTCGTCTTTGCGGGGAGCTAGACCACCCAAGCGACGAAGTAGTACACCTCGCAAACGTTTCGCATATTATTACTGATCTTCGTATGGAAGGCAAGCGCCTCATGGGAGAGGCTGAATTTCTTGATACTCCCTCTGGAAGAATTCTCCAAGAACTCGCTAAGGCTGGAGTTCGTATTGGTATTTCTTCCCGTGCTACTGGTAGCGTTGAATTTGACATGAAAGAGGATGCTTACCGCGTCCAAGAGAATCTCAAGATGATTACTTGGGATATGGTTGCTGACCCCTCTTGCCAAACTGCATTCCCGGAACTAGTAGAACACAAATCATTAATGGAAAATCGTTCGTGCGTGAATGTAAATGACCCATTAATTTCCGAAAAAATTTATATTACCGCTTTAAGGGGACTTTTAAGTTGAAAAAAGAGTATTTTTTTCTTAAAGTAGGTAGATACACACAGTAGGAGTTTTTTATGAATAATACCATCGAAAAAATTGCACAACTTCTACCTGACGGACTATCCGAAACAGGGCTTGAAGAAGTCCGTTCTATTGTTGCGGGAGCGATTCAGGAAGGCGTAGCTAAAGAAGTAAAACTTCTTGAGTCGAAAGTTAGCGGCTTCCTGCGTTCAAAGATCAACGAGCTAAAAGCTGTAGCTCGCCAAGAACTTGAAGCCGATGACGAAGTATTGCATGGTTATCAGATCTATGAGACCATTCGTACCCTAGTCGCTCAGGAGGTCGAGTCGAAAGATGTTGACTCTGTTGTTTGCGAGCAACAAAAGACCATCGACGACCTACAAGAGAGTGTTAAGCAGTTGAATGGTCAACTACAAAATACCCTCCACGAGAATTCTATGCTTACTGACAAAGTAGAGAACCTCAACGAAACCAACGAACAGCTGGCTGAGAGTGCTAAACTACCGTTTAAATCTTCCGAAGCCGCTGTCGTTATTACTAACGAAACCGATTCGAGCTGTCCTTCTTTAGAAGCGGCTAATAATATCTTCCTCACTGAAGACGTAATAAACCTTTCAAAATAAATGTTGAATTCCGAATTAAATCAATCTCTTTGTGAGAAGTGGGAGCCACTCCTAGAAGGTATCACTGACGAGTCAACTCGTCAGACCACCGCAGTTCTTCTTGAGAACCAGGCCAAGAGCATTCTTACCGAGAAGGCTCGTGATTATGGGACGCTTGAAGAGTCAACTACCGTTGGTAACCTAGGTACTTTTCAGAAATTTGCTTTCCCTCTCGTTCGCAGGGTTTTCCCTGAACTAATTGCTAATAAGATCTGTGGCGTCCAGCCCATGCAAGGTCCTGTTTCTCAGATTTTCTATCTGGGTTACAACCGTGCAGGTGACGGCGGTACTACTGATGGTTCTTCGGATTCTGAAGTAGTTTACTCCAAGTACCGTATGGTTTACGGCGGTAGGATTGCGGCAACTCAAAGTAGACTTGCGTCCTTAGACAGCCAATCCTCAACTGGAGCCTCGTTTGGTCCGTCCGGTGCTCTCGCATACTCAGGTATGTCTGGTAGCACTACCTTACCTTCAGCTACTGTTGGTGGTCAGATCGCTGCCTTCCCGAACCGGAATTTTGTTGGCGCTCAATACTTCGTATCAGCGGGTGAGCGTCTAAGTGGCTCTGGTATTCCAGAAGTTAACTTTACTATCGAGCAACAGGCTGTAACCGCACGTACTCGTAAGTTCCGCGCTCTCTGGACGTTGGAAGCTTCACAAGACCTTCGTGCATACCACAACCTCGATCTTGAGCGTGAGCTAACTGAACTTCTGTCAAAGGAAGTAGCTTTGGAAATCGACCGTGAATTGGTTGAGTCTATTCGTAACATCGCTTACGATTATCAGAACCAAAGTCAGTGGTCTAACGGCTTAGGCGATTACCAGGACCAANNNGGCGCTAACAGCTTTGCTGCTGACGGTGCTCCTGCCGGTAATAATGGTCCGGAAGCAGGCGCTGGTGCTCCAGGTGACTTTGGTTTCGATCAACCGTTTGGCACTAACTCCCAGGGTCCCGTGCAAGGCGGCTCAAACGCGGGCGATGGTGATAGCATGCCAACCCAAAACTATGGTTCAAACGTCTTCTTTGTAGACTTTGGTACTACTGCGTTGGGTCTTGCTCCTCGTCACGTTGGCGAAGTCTACAGCAACCTTCTTGCTGTAATCAACTTTGCTGCGCAGGATATTTACAGAACTACGCTCCGTGGGGCTGGTAACTATATCGTTTGCTCGCCATTCGTTGCTGCAATGCTCTCTTCTGCTGCCAAGCTTGAAGGCGGTCTCCCAAATGATTCCGCTGGTAAACTTGGTGCTACTATTGAGTACAAAGGTAAGTGGATGGGACAGTATGACGTTTATGTCGACCCGCTTTACCCTGAGGATGAACTTCTCATGGGTTATAAGGGTAGCTCACCAATGGATGCGGGCTTTGTTTACGCCCCGTATATTCCGCTCCAGATGCTGCCAACCATCACTGATCCTAATACCTTCCAGCCAAGAAAGGGTCTGATTACTCGCTATGCGACTGCTCAGATTAACCCGGCTTCAAGGTTCTATAGGATTATTCGTATCGTCGGCGCTGATAGCCGTTACCTCNTGACTCCGTTCCAGAAGGCTGGTCGATACAACGATGGCACTCTAGCCTACAGTTAATAATCCTGATACGGATTAATGTTAAGGAAGCCCAGCTAATTTGGCTGGGCTTCTTCCATATATAAGTATGACATGGCAGCAGCACCAGTAAAGCCGAATTTTGCCTGGGGTCCTTTTCTTGTAGACCGATACGGAAGTGGCAATAATACGTCTTCGTTTACGGCTCCCTCTGGGGATATTCCTTACGATACTCTCAATAGAAGGTACTTTTCCGATAACATAGAATTCAATAGATTCTACGCTTTGATACGTGATTTTATCAAGGCTAGGCTCGGTCATCCTGTAGTTCGTGTAGAACTGGATGACTTCCAGATTTTAACCGCGATTGATGAGGCTATCAGTAAACTGGATTATCACGCTCCGGATTGGTGTACCCAATTAGCAGCGTTTACAACTCAAGCAGGCGAAAACATGTACGAGCTTCCATCGTTCATGGTGAACAATTTTCGATATGCCGCTTATAAGAAATCCTTGTTGAGTGTTCCTCTCGCGAACCAATCTCTGGAGATGGATTTCTTCATAAAGTATTTCCAGGATAACTTTTTATTCAATGATTACGCGGTAAGTGATTTTCTACTTTTGAAGATGCACTTAAAGATGATCCGTAAGATTCTCGGCAGGGAAGGCTCATTTCAGATTGTAAACAGTAAGTATCTGATGGTGTACCCCACTCCTGTCACAGACGACGGCGAAGATGTAGTCATTGAATACAAGAGTTTGAATACAGATACGCTACATCATTACTTCGTCAACTGGCTTCAAAGGTATTCCCTTGCGATCTCCAAAGGTATTCTTGGAGAGATTCGAGGTAAGTATGCCACATTACCGTCACCACAAGGTGGCGCACAATTGAATGGTCCCGCTCTTATTGCTGAATCCCAAGCTGAAATAGAGAAGCTTGAAGAACAATTACTCTCTGAGATAGAGGAACCCGCCACATTTAGCACTTACTAATGGTTCTTGTTTCTGGTCCACCCTTCGGTTACGAATACCCTCCTGCTGTGGATGGTACAGCTGAGGTATTTACCACGTCTGAACGTGCTAGAGTTCCCAATAAGTTTGATATTAAACGGCAAATCTTCGAAAGGGAGAATGCGAACTTTCGGAGTATGCATTTCTTTAGAGCAACGACCAAGAGACTCCTAAGCCTGTTCAGTGATGCTCAAATTTTAGGGGAGGATCTTGAGGTGTACTCAGTCCCGATTTGGTATTCAAACTATGAGAGAGCGATTGCTAAATTATTTGACGACAGAACAACATTGATTCCCGCAATGACGATTGCGATTTCAGACACGGAAGAAGACAACGAAAGACGACGACCTAATTTTGATATAGAGTTTTGGACTATTCGGAATACTAAAACGAAAAGGTTTACTCGCGTTGCGTCTCTTGCGCCAAAAGCGGTTAAGGTTTCTTACCAATTGCATTTGTGGACTCGTTACGTAGAGGATATGAACCAGCTGATTGAATATGTGATGAATAAGTTTCACCCACATATACGAGTAGAAACAGATTTTAACACGAATGCTTGTGCGTTCCTCGCTGCTGTGTCGGACAATTCGGTCATCACTGCCCCAGACAGAGAAGATAGGATAATTAAAAAGACTGTAACGTTTGATGTGGAAACCTACCTTCCGGCTAGACAATATATGATTCAGTCAAACGGGGCAATCACGGAGATGAATTACGAGGTGGAAATCCAGACAGGCAAGGAACAAACGACTTNCACTACGACTTCTGGAACTGTTACAACCACCAATACTAGTCCTTATGTTCGTTCTGGAAAGAACGACACAGAAANTTTAAAGACTTATCCTACTTCTGGAACTTAAAAATCAGCAAATAAAAGTGATTTTAGACTTCGCTTACGCTAAATAAACATAGAGGAAGTTTCATGAAGACTAGAACCATTATTAATGTTGCCGGACAAAACCTGGAAATTGTTTTGAAATCTGGGGGGTTGTATGAGCACATTGAGATGACTCCTGGCAAATCTATCATTGTTCCTGAAAAATCAATCACAGACCTCTGTTTGGAACTACAAAGAAGGCAGCTTCTTCAAATTATTTAAAGGTAAAATATGGCAAATTTCGTTTCCCCCGGTGTTTACGCGATCGAAAAAGACGTATCTGATTACGCTCCGTCCGTAAATCCTTCAATCGTTGGTGTTGTAGGCTTTGCTTCTCAAGGTCCTNTTGACGANGCAACTCTCGTAACTTCTCCGGCTGATCTGATCCGAAAATTCGGAACTCCCGATTTAGTTACCGGGGGTCAAGGTGTTTTTGGTGCTCTACAAATCCTGCAAAGGACTAACCAAGTTTACTTTGTTAGAGCAGCTACTACCGCACAGAAAGCTGCAAATGCGGTTCCTAACCTGGAGACTAAACCGCACTGTAAATTTGCTAATTCACAACTAAGTTCCAATGTTGTTTACCGTTTTGATCTGCGGGCTTATGACAAGAATGGGACTGCTGTCGATGATGCGGACACCTCGGTCTACATCTACAGAGACCGCCCCGGCGCTAGCGGAACAGGGCAAACTCCTTATCCTGCGGTAACAAAGGCTCAGTG